CTCGCCATCTTCCATCTTGACTAGCCCTACAGTATAATCGCCCGAATCTGCACCACTAGCATTGGCTACACAACAAATGCGCATGTCTCCGTTAGGGCGGGTGGCGAGATGTATCCACGGCAATACACAAAACGATTTAGAGCCAGAAATGTCTTCTATCTGTTTCTGCCATTTGCCTAGTTGCACACCTTCCGGCTGCATCCAAAATACTTGTTGTGTCATAGTTGGTTATTAATTTGTTCTTTGAGATCTAAGTCTTCTTTTGGAATCCAGGAAAATACTTCTTGTATATTTTCTACGGCTGACCAAGTTGTTGTCATACCTAACTTCATTAGTTTACTATCATCTGGCCAATCCCAACTACCTATTTTATTACCTGCGGCATACCAATCTTGTACTAGTTCGTCAAAATCTATACGAACGACTTTACCAAATCCAAATTCGTCTGCTTGCTTCTCAATCCGATTTTCCCAACATTTATAGTACCAATAACTGCTCATAAATTCTTCTTGTGTAGTTGTAAATGATGTTACTATTCGATCTTTACCCGGATGCCATTCTCCTGTGGCATGTATGCTGATCATACTTAAAAGCCAGCTGGCTAAATCTTTACGGGTCAATACAATCAAGCACCACTCTTTCGGATCTATTTTATCTATTATAAAAGGAAATTTAAACGGATTAAACATGGTAAACACTGCGTACTTAGATTTATTAAACTGTTGTATTTCTTCATCTGTATAAAATCCGCGATCAACTGCGGTTGGTTCAGATACTTGTTGCAGGCTATTTTTTATGTGGTTGAACAGGCTAGTACTAGCTGTTCTTCCCGGAGTGTTTATTAAAAATTTGTTCATCACAATGTAATTAGCGTATTTGCGGACCCTATAAATAATTTCATGACAATCATATTTCACGGCAACAACAAAGAATGGATTAACCAAACGTATCTTAAACAGGTTTTAGAAGGACAAGGCGAACTCCGCCCAACGCTTACTGAAACTGATGAACCGTGGAAGAAAGAACAATTTAAAAAGTGGTATAGTCTAGGCTACGATACAAGTGGCGCAGGATGGAGTATGCACTATTGGCATGACTTAGGAATGCAATCATCTGCAGATATGCCACTACCTTTACCACTCACTGGAACTATCGAATGGTGGTTTTCTAAAGTAAATCCTGCTAAGACATTTCCTATGCATGTCGATACATTCAAGGCAGAGTCTAAGAACTTTAGACGTTTTTGGATTCCAATGCAGGATTATGTTCCGGGACATATTTTTATCTACGAAGGTAAAAATCTAGAAGATTACAAAGCAGGCGACATATACGAGTTTAGCAATCCGCATGCGTGGCACGGAGCCGCAAACATTAGCTTTGAACCTAAAGTTAGTTTCCAACTGGTGTGCTATGATTAAAGGTATTAACGGACAGCCTTACATCAACTTAGACTCGTACATAGATATAGAAGGATTCAAAAGCCTGCACTATAAAATATGTAAAGGTATCGTGCTGTCCGAATACAAGAAGGAAGGTAATATCGTTAAGATGGGCGGATGGGCTAATCAATACAGGCCTACATTTAAACCTATTTGTTTTGCGCTAGATGATTACTACGCACTTCCGGAAGATCACGAGATTAGACAGATAGGCCGAGAGATAGGCGAGCTAAAAAACAGAGATAAGTTTGTATTGTTTTTAAAACTAGCGATGGAAGCATATGATCCCTATCAGTTTATATTCCTTAAAACAGAAGACGGTGGCTGGGAATCACGGTTTGAAGAAAAGGCATGGACTCCAGATGCCCGACATTTTCTAGAGCTACGTGCATGGCTAGAAACTCTAGTAGGCACAGTGTTTACACATTTGGGTCGTGTTATTATTTTTAAAGCAGAACATGATTGCGTTATGCCTATGCATCGCGATCTTATTCACCCAGACGAAACAGATTACTTTGATCACTCACATGAATTCTTGCATCTACGCACTAGTCTAGACAAACCCTTTTACATTTGGGATTCAGAAGAAGATGCTAAGTTCCTAGTAGACAGTCATGCTACGTTCTTCAATGATCAAGACTGGCATGCAGGCGGACGTACCAACAAGCAAACATACAGTGTTAGAGTTGACGGAGTGTTTACTGAAGACTTTAGAAAGAAAACAGGATTGAAGGGCATATACTAATGGATTGGCAATTTTATTATAATCTAGAAGGCATTGAACAAGTCCGTGCTAATCTCGTATATACTCCATATGTTAGTGCAGATAATAAAACATTCTGCATGAGCTTTAACAGAGATCCAGGATACCATCCTCCTAGCGCCGACTGGACTGAGCAGGATCTAGAAGATCGTTTCATGAAAGAGGTATTATTCCACGAACGAGCAGAGTCTGTTATGCCTACTCTACAGTTATTAGATATTGATATGTCTAATAGAAAGATATTCTTAGAATGGCATGGTGATGACTTTTACATGCAGAGTCTTAAGGCAGGCGGCTATGATAATGTATTACCCGATTGGCAAGAGCAATGGCGCACACGCATCAAACAGATGTGGTCAGCAAACATTGTAAAAATAAGTCTGCATCCTAATAGTTGGGTGGCACACGAAGGTATCTTGATTCCATTTAATTGGTTCTATTCTTATGATATAGATGAACATGCAGTTATTCGAGATATGCTTAAACAGATTAGCCCTGCTAGACTAGCAAAGATGCAGGCAGAACTAGACAAGGCTGGCTTAGAGTTGGATACTCCTTATCCTATTAAAGAACTACAAGTGGTTGCTTTTAATAGTTTTAGAACTAACTATCCAGCAGACTTAATTGATAAGATCATACAAGAGCACACATGGGCATAGCATTTTTACCTATCGATATAGATGTACAACTACCTAACGAGACTCGCTTGTTGGAGTTTTGCAATCAACATAAAATGTCCGATGCCTATGGAAAATATTGGAGTACCAATCCGGTATTAACACGAGCTCCAGCTGATTATATTTACAATAAAGATAGTTCCACCGATCTTGTTATTAATAGATATAATGCCGGACTAGGCACACCTCGCTATGTAAACAACATCGACAAAGAATTTCCAGAAATACCATATATGCTTAACCAGTTGCCTTTTAAAGAATTAACTATGGTTGTAATACTTCAGCAACTCGAAGCCGTAGATTATCATATAGATGGATTAGCTGGTGATATCATTCTCGATCATAGCGAAATATCATTAAATCTTGAGCCAAGAAGATATAACATTCTCTTGACCAAGCATGAATACCAAGATTGTTTTTTTGTATCAGATAAGATGGATGGCAAGAAGATTTACCCTAGAATCACTAAGGAGAATCCGTGCCATGTAGTTACAGATAGAATATATCCACATGGTGCAGATTACGTGGGTCCTAATAAACTAATGCTGGCTGTTCTAGGCGGAATATTAGATCGAGAAAAACATTTAAAACTTATCCAACAAAATTTGGAGAAATACCGTGAGCATGCCGTTTTATTCTAAACTACGTGAAATTGAAATAGAAAATAGCGGTATTTGTAATGCCGCCTGTCCTCAGTGTGTCCGCGAGATATATCCTGGAGATCATTCTTGGTTTGAGGAGAAATACCTTGCTGTTGATTTCTTCGATAGAATACCTGACTCCGTTTATAAGGATTTAGAACTTATACGCTTTGCTGGCACTATAGGTGATCCATGCGCCGCTCCTAATTTTTTAGAAGTTATAAAGTATGTCCGTGAGAAGGCTTCATTTAAAATACACATTAGCACCAATGGAGGTATGAAAAATCCAGATTGGTGGACTAGATTAGGGAAAATCCTTGGTCCAAATGATACTATACAATTTGCGATAGACGGGCTTGAGGATACTAACGACATCTACAGAGTTAATGTAAACTGGCGTAAAGTCGTAGAGAATGCACAGGCGTTCATAAAAGCAGGCGGCTATGCTGACTGGCAGTACATAGTATTCCAGCATAACGAGCATCAGATAGAGCAAGCAAGAGAACTAGCAAAACAACTAGGATTCAAAAATTTCATAGTCAAACCTAGCCATAGATTCTTCCTAGACGAATTGTTTGGTGTGAATCGATATGGCAAAAACAACACTCTGATCCAGCCTCCAACGAGCTCACATGTCCATAAGGTAGTCCTACAACCTAAACCATTAAATCTAGACAGCTGGTTTCAAAAATCAGAACATACTTGTATAGAATGTTATGCTCAAAAAGATCGTGCCGCTTATATCGATTACCTAGGACACCTGTGGCCTTGTTGTTATTTAGGTGCAGGACTATGGGTCAGGCATGGACGTAAATTTCCAGACGGTTGGGACGACCTATGGGAAAGATCAGGCGGGCAACATATTGATCTACATAAGCAAGACTGGGATATAGTAGTTGCTGGAGATTTCTTTAATGGTATCGCTGATAGTTGGGCTAAGGACTATACCAACGGACGACTGGCTACATGTGCAGGAACCTGCAGTTCATTTGATGGCAGATACAATGATCCTGCCGAATTTGATACATTAGATGTAACCAGTTACGAGTGAACCGCTTTGGTAATTATCGATAGCGTATTTGATAGTATTAAAAACTCTAATATTATTTTCTGGGCTATCTATGTGGTTGGCTATTTCATGCATACGGCTCCATGCGTCTAATTTAATATTTTCTAAAACTAGACTAGCTATAGGAGGTCTTATTTCAACACCATGTTTCCATCTATGTAGGTATGATATTTGATCTTGTTTGAAACCATCATCGGTCCAACTTCTTGGAGTGCCGAAACCCCACAGATGTATAAATTTAGTATTAGGAAATTTAGAAATAACATTCATATCAAAATTTAATAGCATCGAACTGCATATAAATTTATGATATTGATCATCATATAGGTGAGTATAGAAATCGTCAGCTGCCTTCCAGATAGCTCTATTAGATAAATGGAATTTTCTACTGGTGGTCATATTAATTTTTCTTATTTGCCTATTGAACAATCTTGCATGATCAGTCCAAAGGAAGATACAGATATCGGGCAATGGTTCAGTAAATTGTAAAAGGCATGTATCTGCAATGCTACTTCCGCCTAATCCTGTATGCACAATTTTACAATCATAGTGCTCAGCTAATAATTTTAAATAGGTTTTATAACCAAAGAACACTGTATGAGGTTTAATTACATATTCACAGAAACTGTCCCCAAAGAATCCTATTGTCTTGCTCATTTAAGCCCCAGTTCTTTGCGTATTTTAGTAGCACTGATATCAGTGATCTTATCGTCAAACGTTTCTTCACCAGCTGTATAGCCCACTCCACGACCCCACCCAATGTGTACAATATTAGGAACAACTTGTATTTCGTATTGCCCTTGATATAAAGGATCTAGATCACGTTTGATAAATCTTTTGACTTTTTCTACTTCAAAAGGATTTGAACCTTGCCAGCCTTGTACATCACGTACCTGGATAACAACTTGTCCTGTACGAGCAAGCAATCTTTCAAATAGAGCACGGTGTCCATCATGCCAAGGTTGCCATCTGCCTAGCATCTGTACTGTTTCTTTCTTCCAATCGAATGTAGGTCGGCGACAGTTATCAACGATGTGGTTTACGATAAAATCTGCCCACTTTTCTGCATCCTGTTCTGTAATGCGGAAATCATATACTTCTGGTTCTTGGAACATGGCATTGGTATCAGCATAACGTCCTTCACGGATAGTGTCTACCCAAATAGTCCAATCAGCTTTGTAGTTGTTACGCATTTCTACTAATGGCGCAACGAAGTCTGCTATAACAAAATCTGTAATACATTCGTCAGCTAATGTACGCATACGTTTACTTTGACGGATTCGTCCTTCGTGACTAAAATCCCAATCATTATAAGTTTGTCGTATAGAATCAGCATTAAACCAGTTTACAGTTTTTTTATGTGACTGGATACGTTCTTGTAGTGCTTGTGCTAGAGTAGTTTTACCTGCACCAGGTAATCCCATGATTAAAATGCGCTGTGTCATGTTTGTTTTTCCCAAAGTTTTTCGTGTATGTAATACAAAATAGTATTAGCAATTACCTGCGTTATTGCTATTCCGCTAGATACGATTAACTGTCCTGTTATAAGATAACTTATAATAAAGGTTGAAGAAGATCCTACAATCCTCCATGTCAATGTTTTTATTAGTAGTCGTTTCATTTGCGTCCTATTATCATATATCTAGTATAAAGTTGAGTGTCTAGTTCGCCGCCCCATAACAACTTTAAATTGCTTTGACTTTTAAACTCATCAAAGTCTTTACACCAGCGGACGTGTTCTGGTATGTCGTAGTTGTTACTCTGTAGAACTATTAGACTGTTTTGTGGCAATCCACTTAACCATAGATCATATTCTTCTTGTGTGATATGTTCGCAACTAGTATTGATAACGACATCTGCATCGCTACGGATAGCACACATATCAGCAGTGGTGGCTTTGAATCTGCCTTCCATCTCCTCTAGTTTATTCATCATGGTAGCGATAGGCTCGCATGCAGGATCTATATCTACACTACGGATATTTTTAATAGGCATACCGTCTTGGAACAGCATACTTGCTAACACACCTACCCAGCCACCGTGGATATCTATGCTAACAGGTTGGCGAACATAGTGATGCAGTCGGTGAATCAACCACTCTTTGCTCTTAAGCTGTCCTTGCCAAAATGCATCTAGTGTTCTCATAGTATCAGGGCTTTGTCGGATGGCGTTCATCCAATAATGTAAGTGTTCTGTATCAATTAACAAATTGTACTCCTGCTTTATCAAAGCTACCGCACTGTTTACTACATTCTAGTAAAGGATTATCTAACCATGTATTTTCAATTTGTTCAAAATACTTACTAGAAAAAATATCAAATAAAGATTGATCGTTTAGATTAGGCAAAACTCCTATCGTATCCATATAGTCTATTCTGCTATCTTGCTTGGGCAATATCCAACCAAAATCTAACCAACAACACGGGCTTACAGTTCCGTCTGCCGCAATATAGAGTTGTTTTTGTTTCGCAGCCTTGCAGTTTATTTTTACTGATTGTAAATTAGCTTGTACTAGTGGAATCATTTGACTACTAAGTTCAGTAGGATATAGAATGTGTGTAGTTTTACCAGCTTCATTCAGTACATTAAATTTTCCATCCAAAAATCTAGAAGTATGTTTGACTTGAAAATGTTTGAAATTCATATCTGATGCTATTGTGCGACATTCTTCGACTTGATGTTCATTATGTTTGAATACCAACATGTGCCATTCAGCTTCGCCGCCTGCATCAATAAACGACCAAGCATTTCTTATGATCCTATGCCAGTCTGTATTAATACGATATAGATGATGTGTATCTTCTAACCCATCGATACCGAATGTAACTTTAACCTTACACTCAGCTAAATCTCTCCACCATTGGATATTCCTAGCACTGCCATTTGTGTGCATACTTAATTGCATGCTAGGATTTATCTGTCTTAGATATTGAAATATTTCTAAACAATCTTCTGCAATGATGGGATCACCTAGATTTCCACACATGATAAGACTGTCCAGTTGTTTGATAAGATAAACTGGTATCCATTCTTTGAATTGTTCTAGAGTAATTTCATTTAGACTGATTAGAGGATTTAGTATGCCTCCATTTACACGTCGCGGGCACATAGGGCAACGTGCTTGACACTTGCTGGT